TGCTGATACTGTGGCAGAAGCGAATATGGCAAACGACGCGATTGGTTCTGCAGAACTTAAAACACTTGCAACATTGCTAATACTTGATGAAGATGGTTCTACGCTCAGAACGTTCCATTGTGCAGGCGCATAAATAGGGAATATAAGGATAAAGAATGGCTATTCCAACTACTAGACAGACGCATATAGATTATTGCTTAAGACGCTTAGGTGATCCGGTTATTGAAATTAATGTTGATGATGATCAGCTCGAAGACCGAGTTGACGAATCACTACAATATTGGAGAGAGTATAATAGCGAAGCTCTCTTTCGCACATTCTTAAGTCATGAAGTTACAGCTACTGATGTATCAAATGAGTTTATAACACTAGCGGCTGATATCGCCGTTGTAACTAAACTATTTCCTATCACTACTCTTTCAGGTGGCAACGTTAATATGTTTGATATTAAGTATCAAATGATGTTAAATGATATGACTAGTATTGAAAGTAACATGGGAAGTTTAGCATATTATGAGATGATGCAGCAGCATCTAGGTCTCATTGATATGAAACTTAATGGTACTCCTCAGACAACATTTGTTCGTAAGCAAAATAGATTATATGTACACGGAGACTTTGCAGATAAAGATTTAGTAGCAGGTCAGTTTATGGTTGCAGAAGTTTATAAAGAAATAAATGAATCAGACTATACAAGCGTATGGAATGATCTGTGGTTAAAAGAATATACAACTGCATTGTTTAAACAGCAATGGGGTATGAATCTAATTAAGTTTGAAGGTATGGTACTTCCAGGTGGTGTGACGCTAAACGGTAGACAGATTTATGATGATGCAACTCAAGACGTAACTCAATTAAGAGAAAGAATAAGACTAGAACATGAAATGCCTATAGATTTGTTTGTAGGATAATTATATGGCGCGCAGTCCACATTTCAGCCAAAAAGTCAGATCAGAACAAAATCTTTACGAAGATATAATCATAGAATCAATGAAGATCTATGGACAAGATGTCTATTATCTTCCACGTACTATTGTAAATGAAGATACCATAACTGGTGAGGCCATTGCAAGTTCTTTTGGTAGCTCATATAAAATAGAAATGTATCTTGAAAACACAGATGGATTTGATGGTGAAGGAGATCTCTTTACTAAGTTTGGTGTAGAGATCAGAGATGAAGCCACATTTATCGTTGCACGTAGACGATGGACTCAAACAGTTTCTTCTGGTAATAATAACATCACTGTTCTAAGACCAAAAGAAGGCGATCTTATTTATTTAGAATTATCTAATAAAATATTTGAGATCATGCATGTCGAACATGAATCACCATTCTATCAATTAAGTAATCTTCCTACATATAAAATGCGTTGTCAGTTATTTGAATACTCTGGCGAAGATATCGATACTGGCGTAATTGCAATTAATGATGTTCAAAACGACTTTGGATATCGTGCTTATCTTACAATGGATAGTGATGGTACAGCTGGCGGATTTACTGTCGGTGAAAATATTACTCAGACATTTGCCAACGGTACAATACTTACAGGTGAAGTTGCACATTGGAGTGATTCAGATAATATTATGCATTTGGTTAACTTCGGTGCAGACGATGGTGCATTCCACTTACCGGTCGTTGGCAGACAAGTCATTGGTTCATCAATCGAAAGTGGAGGCTCTGTTAATATAACAACCACGACTGCAGTAAGCGAAGAATTAGTAGGATCTAATAATGAACAGAATACAACCTTTGAAACTACAAATAGTGTGATGAGTTTCTTAGACTTTAGTGAAACGAATCCATTTGGAGATGTAAGTTAAATGTTGAATGAATATTTTTACCATGAACGTATACGAAAAAGTGTGGCCATGTTTGGTTCACTCTTTAATAACATATACATTCTACATAAGAACAGCGCTGGAGCTGTTATCAATACAAAGAAGGTGCCGTTATCATATGCACCTAAGTCAAAGTTCCTTGAACGTATCAGAGAACATGCTGACTTAGATGAAAGCAATAAGGTAGCACTTAAGTTGCCACGTATGTCATTTGAGATATTAGCATATACATATGCACCTGAAAGGCAACTATCTAAGATAGGGCAGTTCAATAGAGTTGGACTGACTGACAGTGATCGTGCAAAATTCTATGCACCTGTACCTTATAATCTTTCAATGCAATTAAATATATTTTGTAAAGTGCAAGACGACGCTTTGCAAATTGTAGAACAAATATTACCATTTTTTAATCCGCAATATACCTTAACTATTAAACCATTCAGTGCTTATGCAGACATTATAGAAGATTGTCCTATTACATTATCTGGTATGAGTTACTCTGATGATTATGAAGGAGCAATGGATGCAAGACGAACTATTGTATATCAGCTCGACTTTGAAATGGAAGCTAACTTTTATTCTGGTATTGCAAATACACAGATAATACGTAAGATAGAAACCGAGCAATATCTAATGGATATTCCAAATGGCCTTACAGCAGATTCAGACGCAAAGGTATCAACCTTGACCGTGCTTCCAAATCCACTTAATGTTACAGCAGATAGTGATTTCGGATTCACAACAACATTAATTCAACATGTAGATAGTAGCCAATGACAAAAGAACCTGACAATATAGCAAATGATTATAATTATTCTAGACAGACATATTACGATCTCATAGAAAAAGGCAAAGATAGTCTCGATCTGATGTTAGAAGTTGCACGTGAGTCCGAGCACCCGCGGGCATTTGAAGTGCTATCTGGTATGATAAAGAATGTATCAGAAGTAAATGATAAGTTAATGGACTTAAATAAAAAGAATAAAGATATATCTGCAGAAGAAATCAAGAAAATAGAGAAGACTACAAACAATCTATTTGTAGGATCTACAGCAGAACTACAGAGAATGTTACAAGATAATGATGAAACAATGAGTAATGTGGTAGATATAACACCGCAATTGAATAAAGATGATAACAACTGATAAGACCACTTATCTAGGTAATCCTAATGTAAAGCGGGATGGTGTAGATACAGAGTGGGACAAAGAGCTTATACAAGAATATCAAAAGTGTATGAAAGATCCAGCATACTTTGCCGGAACTTATTGCAAAGTTATAAACCTTGACAGAGGTTTAGTATCGTTTGATCTATATCCGTATCAAGAAAAGATGTTTAAATCATTTGATGAACATAGGTTTAATATTGTATTGGCTTGTCGTCAGTCTGGTAAATCTATATCATCTGTGGCATATCTGCTATGGTATGCATTATTTCATACAGAAAAGACTATTGCTATTCTTGCAAACAAAGGTGCGACTGCACGTGAGATGCTGGGCAGAGTTACATTAATGTTAGAGAATCTACCGTTCTTTCTACAACCTGGTACAAAGGCATTGAACAAAGGATCTATTGAGTTTAGTAATAATTCTCGGATACTTGCAGCTGCTACATCTGGCAGTTCAATTCGTGGTCTATCTGTTTCGCTATTGTATCTTGATGAGTTTGCATTCGTTGATAAAGCATCAGAGTTTTATACATCTACATATCCGGTTATTTCATCTGGCGCTAATACAAAAGTTATTATTACATCAACTGCTAATGGTATTGGTAATATGTTCTATAACCTATGGCAGGGTGCAGAACAAGGCGTTAACGATTTTAAACCGTTTCGTGTAGACTGGTGGGATGTGCCTGGACGTGATGAACACTGGAAACTACAGACAATAGCGAATACGTCGCCATTGCAGTTTGATCAAGAGTTCGGTAATACATTCTTTGGTACAGGTGATACACTTATTAACGCAGAAACATTAATGAAGTTAAGAGCTAAAGCCCCTAAAAAATTTACAGAGGGAGGCAACTTTCTAGTATACGAAGAACCAGAAAAGAAAAATGATTATATCATGTGTGTGGATGTATCGCGGGGAAGAGGACAGGACTATTCAACTTTTACCTTAATCGACATTAGCACGAGACCTTTTAAACAGGTGGCTGTATACCGCTGTAATACTATTTCTCCAATACTCTTCCCTACGATTATTTATAAATACGCAGTTTTGTACAATAATGCATACGTTGTAATAGAATCAAATGA